ATCGCCACGTGCAAAGGCTATCTTGAACTGAATAGCGTTAACGATGTAACCAACCCCGCTATCAAGGTTAAGCTCGTACTCACCCGCATAGGTAGAAGCGTTCATGGTGAGAAGCGTAGTCCAGCCGGTAGACAAATCTCTGTTTCCGTAGTTGGTACGGTAATAGATGGTGATTGTTTCCGTACTGGTGATACTCTGTGAGTAGGTACGCATACGCTTAATCAGTTTCCTTACCGCTGACGACCCCGCGTCAAACCATGGTGTATAAAACGTACCAGATGAAGCAAAGGTCGGTAGATTAGTACTTGCGCCATACTCCTTGAATAGCAAATCGGCGGAACTTGACGTAATCCATATTGAACCATTAAAAGATTCTTTTGCTCCGCCAGAATAAGTTCCAGAGGTATTAGTATCCCACCTTATTGCTCCTGTTCCACTTTTTGATAAAACTATAGCATATTTCGTCCCTGCCGTTAGCGCAGTACCATCCCCTAAAGAAACTGTTTTCCATTCAAAAGGCACACTTGTTGGCAAGCTATCACCGTCTATTGTTCCCGTACATAAGGCACTTCCAGTAGGATGACTTGAACCATCAACGGCATAAATACCGCAAGTTATTGTTCCCGGTAAACCCTCTCTGCATGCAGAAAAGGCTACCTGGATTATTGTATGAGAAGAAGTTGGGGTAAAAGTTTGCCCTAGATAATATACCCATAACGAAGTCCAAGTCCCTATACTTACTGTGTAACTTTCTTGCAGTACGCTGGGAGAGTACAGTAGTTGGTTGATATTCTGTATGCCTCTCGGCAGGTTGATATACCAGATGTTCGTACCGCAAGACCAGTAGACCGCATAGGCACTGGACGCGCTAGAAACGATGCAGTCGTACATCGCCTCGTCCGCGGTTGGGTCTACCCACAAGCACCGCCAACCTTGCCCGTTATAACCGTACAGACCAGAGTAGCTCGTACCGGTTACTTGAGAGGCATCTATCAGCGCATACATGACATCCGAGCCGGATTCGCTTAACAGTTTGACGATTTCCCCGTTGTACTCATAAGGTAGCCCATCATCAGTATCAATCCCTATATCGGATAGAGAAGCCGTTGATCCCGTAACATATCTTTTGACGTTAAGCCCGCTGGACAGATAGTGACCGTCGTTCCAGTAACAGGCGCCTTTACCGCCGTTAGGATGGTTAGGCAGTTTAACCGCTGTATTCACCCATACGGCGTTAGCGATGCCCGTTGACGGCACACTTAACGCTTTCAGCCATGAGTTAGTAGCACAGTAAAGAGTATCGTTGCCGTCAGCATCCTTGCCGATAAAGAACGTCTCAATCTGTGAGGCTATATCGGTGATACTTCCCGTTGCCGTCCATGTAGGCGTTGCGCTGTTAGGCGTGGTCGCTGTCTCACAAGTTCCTGATGTGTTTATCTTTATCAAATAGTTTTCGTGTTGGACAAACCAGTTGGCGTTCAACCCCCCTGCGTCTGTCGTAGCGGTAATCGCTTCCGCCGTACTCATATAACGGTAATAGTATGCGTCACCAAAGGCGATATACAAGCTGGAATTGAGAGATGGAACCAGACTGGTTATCGCCCAGGGGAAAGCCCCTACTACCGTAAAGGCAGTGCGGCCGGCGTTCATCTTCAGGAGTAACCCACCATAAGTCCAATAAAGCGTGGAGTTAAATTCTGTACAGTGTGCCAGTGTACTGACAGTAGGGAATGTTAGCGCGTCAAAGTAGCAACTGGCGGTGTCGGCAGTTACCTTTAGCATCTTGCAGATAATCGCACACTTGGTTGCGCTGGCATCCAGTACACGAGTGCAAGTAACAGTCTCAAACGCCCCGGAACCGGCACTGTTGGCGGTAGTAGTCCCGATACCGTCATCTATAATAAGTTGCCCTTTTGCCTTAGTAACATCGGTATTGTGAATCCTGACGGTAACGGTGATGGAAGTCCCACGGTAAGTATTAGACCACGTTACCGCCGCCTGTAACAGTTGCGCTGATTGCGCTCCGGCGATACCGGAAGCATCTGTTATCTTGGCGGAATACGTCCCAACATCTATAATCGTATCCTCTTGTGAAAGAGCAAAGTTAGCGTTGGTTTCTGAATATGTCCAGCCTGTAAAGTTGCTGTCTGCAAAGGTCTCAAAGCCAGTATTGGAAAGGGTCAGCCATGACGGGGCGGCTATCGCTGTCGCCAGCCTGCCGAGAATCATGTGACCCTTATGCTCTGTGTTTAAATCTGTCCACCAACTACGCTCGGCATCTACGCTCTCATCCATTTCCTCTTTACCGATGGTGAACGGTCCGTTGAGTGTCCAGTTGGAAAGGTATTGTTCTTGATCGTAACTGTCACCGCCGGTATTGATTTTAGCCGGAAACTTGTCAACATACTTGGAACGTATCGCGCCGGTTAGCGCATACTCATGTTCGTTAATCTTTATCGATTTGTCTTTAGGTTCAAATACTCCCATGTCTTTTTACTCCACAAATCTCGTATTCGGCGCGTAACTGGTAGACATCGATTGCAACTTACTATTCGCAGAAGCAAGATGTAGCTCTCCCAATTTCTGACGGTTATCGATATTGAGAGATGGGGCTTTAGCATGGAATAACATCAGATACGCTAACGCCCATTCAATAACGAAATCAGGGTCTATCTCGCAGTCAGTAGTATCATCACTGAAGTAATCGGGGGAAGCATAACCGGATAATCTCACTTGGTTGTTGTCTCCTACCACCGTCTTGCCTGCCGCTGTTAAGGCAAACTTGGGGGTATCTCCCTTAGCGATAAACCATTGTTCGGGGGATAAATCTTTGTACTCTTTACTATCAGACAGGGAGGCAACGATATCATCAACTCGCAGGGTCATCGCGCCTTTGTCTACTTCCAGTTCGATACCCACGCTGATAATATCGACATCCGATGATGGGTCAGCCAAACTGATAACATGGCGTGTCGGGGTATTCGCTGCTGTGGCGGGGATGTCCAGTGTTTCCAGAGGAGAGGCGCAGGAGGCGGTATCATCTAAAAGCAGGTGCAGGTCTCCGGCATCCAACGCTACCGTTGAATGTATCCATATTTCGATTTGATTGCAGTCGTTGATATCGATGGAGGTGATATTGTCAGTTGCCAGAATATCATCCGCAGCCGCACCGGCGGCGATTACAAGTTTTAGACACCCGCTACCTTCCATTTGATTTGTGCTATCGACACTAGCTGTTACATCACTATCAACACTTTCATCCCACACCCCATCGCAGGAATGTAGTTGATATTTAACTCCGCTGTTGTAAACATATTCCGCTTTATAGAGTGCTTTGAAATCCGAACCAAAGGCGTAAGGTACGAGCCAGTCATACTCATATCGGTTGGCGATGGTGAAATTACTATCGGTAACGCGCGGTACCAGCATCTTCGCGCTGGCGGCGATAATCGCACGGTTAATCGCATCGTTAACATCTTCATACGTGTAAGGTCTTGGGTAAACCTCATAGGTATCTCCGGCGGCAACAACCCCGGAAACAACAGGAGATAATGTCGCGTCTGCGGTAGTCCCTCCAGTAAAAGTACTAATCCAGGTCTTATCGGTAGCAGCGACACCGGCTACTAAATCCATGAATACCATCGAGCCGTCTAAATCGGTATCTGATTTGTTACCCAGCCCGTAGGTATCAATCAAGGAAGCGGTATCCCCGCCACCAGTAGCCGTCCCCACGATCCCGCCTAAAGCTCTTAAAATAAATGTCCTGATTTCTTTTCTGTTTTGCTCTTGAAATACCATATTAACCTCACATGAAGAATATTATTTTACTCACATTGGTCATTGGCTTTTTGTCTTCAGGCATTACACATCCTCCAAGTTCGTACAGGATTTACAGATGCGGTGGTTACAAACATGCACTTTAGCCACACCAGTTCCGAAGTTCCGTACTTCCCTTAGTACGTTTTCAAAAGCTGTTTTCCTGCCGATAAAGCCGGGTGATTCAGGGAGTACTCCGAAGTTAATTAACCAGACATCGGTATCTTCTACTGTTTCCACCAGTAATAGCGGTGTTTCCTGATTGGCTTTACCTTGATTGATAACCACCGAATCAGTATCGTAGACGTTTTTCAGGATATTAAAACAGGCGGTCTTGCGCCCTGCGTAGCCAGACGGCATCGGGTTAAGAGGTACAACAACGCTTAACTGGTAGCGTCGCAAAGGCATCATTGATACCTCCACTTGGTAGCATTGTAGTCTTGAGTTATCTGCGACTGTGTGAGAGTTTTACTATATACTTCCACTTCCCCGATTGTCCCTCCAAAGTATTCACCCGCACCAGAAACAACGTAGTTACTCCCGATTCTATCCAGGCTGGAGGTTAACACAACTTTCCCTGCACGTGTTCCCATTGATACGCCGTCAACGAAAAACTCCATCGTATTTGTATCTGTATTGTACGTAGCAGTCAGCATATGCCAGCTACCAGCAATAGAGACTGTACTAGAGACAGACGATGATGTACCTCCGGCCTCCCTCATTATAAATACTGCTAAACCGGAAGCAGGTATGTCAATGCCTATACCCCTTACGCTTGCCGTCAAAAATGACATAATGGAACTTGTTTTTCCCTCTGTAGGGGCAGTAGCATTAACCCAAACGTTGATAGTAAAGTTCTGTGAACTTGAAAGGTGGTACTCGTGGTCTATGTAGTCATCTACTCCATCATAAGTTCTCCCAAGATAACTATAGGTAGCTCCTGTGACTGTGCAGGTGTTCATATAAGCGTCTCTGGAATAGAACGTAGTCCCTGACAATCCGGGGTGCCAGAGGGGGCAATAGAGAACCAGCCCGTATTTATTGATATGCCTGCACGAGCTTTGTATCCGTGATAGTTTTTGATAATCCTTTACTCTCATCGGCTACTCCTGCCAGGTGAAAACGACTGACTCCCCCGATACGGAAGCGTCAATATAAATATCATACATATCTATATTGAAAAGCGTTATAGTATCACCGGCTAATAGAAGACACCCATTTTGCCCCGTATGAATGGCGATAGTTGCAGAATCCCCTACCGATATGATCCCGGTGTTATTTGTTTTAGCTGTGATATACAGGACTTGTACGGCGTGGGTAGAAGATACCAGTCTTTCCGCTGTGCCTGATGCTGTTACCGCTTTATTGCCTGAATGTGGTGTGAAAGCCATAATTAACCTCCTATTTCTTTGGGTTATTTTTACAATTACGTTCATGTGCGGATTTACCCGCCGCGTTCTTGCAGGTCTTGCCGCAGAATTTGCATTTATTTGCGTCAGCGTCTACCGTAACGATAATATTCTGCGGGTCTATTCCGCCTGTGATATTCGATTTACGTCCTAAGTATTCGGCTTGTACTTTTGCGTAATCTTTTGAAGCGTAATCACCGTGCGGGATGATGGCGGTAAAGATATGTTGCCCATCGGATAACACTTCTACGCTTTTTAACTGGGCTATCGCTTCCGGTTCCATAGACTGGAATTGCTTAAACTCGATACTGGGTATGATTTCACTCATAAATACTCCTTTAAGGTTTTTAGTACCGTTTCTCTATCCGGTATTGCTTCCCCGTTCCAACAGTGAGGGATGGGGAATTTAAGGTTTTTGGGCTTGTAATTGCCTTTTATATATTCAACAATCATTTTTACAAAGATGTAGTCGAGAAACCATGCGTAATAATCATCGTGGGCGTATTCTGCTTCCGCTAGTGTCCCTGCGTGTTTTACCATTTCCTCACGCCCTGGGTTTTTATGGTGTTCGTTGATATAATCTAAGGTTTCCTTGAGTAATACCGCACTAGGGTGGGTGAGGTTTTCTTTTCCAAACTTGGGGAGTTTAAGAACGGAATCCTTTAGGACCGCCATCACTTCCAGAAAAGATTTACCAGCTTCTAATGCTTTCCGTAGCGGGTCTTTTATCTTGTAGATAACATAATCCCTGAACGGAAAGTACAGCATCCAGTTAGCTAAGGGCAACCTGCCAAGTTCTTTTTTTAGAGTGATACTGGTCTTGCCGTGTAAAAAGTTTTCCTTTGTTTCGTTCGGTACATAAAAGGACATAAACTCCTAAACTTTGGGGAGGGAGAATATCCCCCTCCCCACTTTATTCTAGCGTCCGTAGAGATAGATGATTGCTTTTTCCGTATCGGCAACGCCGGGAGTCATCATTTCACCTACGATCAGTTCGGTGGTCACGGCGGCAGACGGGTCGAACTGGGCGGCAGTAGTGCCTACGATAACATAAGTGCCAAGTGCAACCGCAGCATGCATATTACCAGGGGCCGGGCCGCGTACCTTAGCCCAGAAGTAGTAAGAGGCAGTGACGGCGATTTGGTTAACGCCGATAAACATACCAGTTACTACAGCGGTGGTGGCAATAACGTTGGCACAGGGATTCTGGACAACGCCGCACTCGGATGAGGTGGTGAGAGCGATGGTCAGCGGATCGTAGAGTTCGAGCTTGACATCGCCGGTAGTCACGAAAGCTTCACTGGACTTGATCTTGTAAAGCTGTCCTTCACCGGCTTCATCGTTTACGATCAGGAAACCTTCTTTGAGGCCGTTGGCGGATGCGAGGGCGCCGGTATCGAGGTTGGCGGTTGAGGTCAGGTGAACGACATAATCACCGATTGCGGCATCCGCGCCGGTATGGATATCATCATCCTGTTCAGCGTGGACGGCGGCGGCCTGCTGTAGAGGAGTACCCAGGGTAGCGAGCGCGGCAGCGCCATTCTTGCAGTAAAGCCATTCCTCACAGCCACGGATCAACCGTGTGCCAAGCGGGAATTGCTGGGTAGCGCTCTCCGCATAAGGGTTGGGATCAGTGGATTGGAGAAGTTCGCCCTCCGCAGCGATATTGGGACACATAAGAACATAGCCGTTCTTGTTTACGATGGGTTGAAAGTACTGTCTGCTTCCATCAGTCATTTTGTTAAATCCTCCTTATTATTTTCTTTTACTTAGCCAGCGTAGTTGGCGTTCATCAGGACGGCGGCAGCGGTCTTGTTGGTGAGTCTCATACCGCAATAGAACTTGATACGCTTGCCTTTGGCATCTTTGCCCTCAAGGTCGCCCAGGTTGACAACGTTAATCATCCCCGCGCCATTGATACCGCACAGGCCGTCTTCCGCAAACCGGACGGCGAAGATGGGAGATGTGTCTTTAGCGGTAGCGTTTACTGCCTGTTCGTAGTCGTAAGAGGCGATAGCGGAAACGAGACCGGATGAGTCGTTCATGTTGTTTTTGATCTGGTCGTCAACCACCACACGTTGTTCGCCGTACATGGTGACGACAGTACCAAGTCTTGGGTTTTTGCTGATATCGAGGTTATTACCGGCAGCTTCCGCTAGACCCTTCAGTTTCCGGCGTAATAGGCGGGACATGATGATATGGGTAGGTTTGGGTTTAACCGCGTCTACCAGGGCATCTAACATCCCAAGCGTCAGCGCGGCAGATGCGCCAGAGGCAGCCATAAGCACCTGTTTGTTGTGGGCGGAGCTGTCGTCACCGCTGTAAAGCCAACCGTCAAGGTCGGTAGTAGTGGAACTTTCCGCTTCCGCGATCAACCTTAAGAGTCCTTTAAAGTTCTTGCTGTCCGCCAAGGAGCCGGTTGAAGTTGTCCGTCCGTAGACGGCAAGCTTGTTGAACGTTTGGGCAACACCCTTCGATTTCAGGGATAGCGCCGCAGACCATGCGTCTTCTTTGCCGCCGGCGAGTTTACCGAACTCATCGACGGTTACATTGTCGCCCAGGATAGCAAGCCCGGCCTCGCGGTATTCCCATGTAGGATTAAGGGTTGACCAGTTATCGTCTACTTCATGGACTGATGCCCCGCCGTCTGATACTTCCATCTTGTACCGGGAGATATCGCTGTCAGTTAGTTCCTTAAACGGCATGTCTTCGAGCCAGGGTGATTCTTTTACCAGCGTTTTTGCAACGCCGAGCCGTGTTTCTCTTTCATTTCCGAGATATCTATACTCTGCTAAAGTGGTCAATTTCATTTCCTCCTATGTTATTTATTTTTTCTTATACCGATCTTAAAGAGCTCTTCCGCCGGGAGGTCATCTATCTTTGCGCCTCCGCCATCTTGTCGTGTTCCAGAAAGTACCTGCTTGGCTTTCGTCCCCTTGCGTTCCGCTTTTATGCTATCGACGATCAAATCGAAATGCGTCATATCCTGCGCTTTCATCAGACGGTCAACAGTCGCTTGAACTTTAGCAAGTTTCTCCTTGTCTTCAGGGAACTCAATCGCCCATGCTGTCTCTCTGGCCTGTTGTGTTTTCGCCGCAACGTTTAAAAAGTTAACAGCGTCTTTCAGGTTAGGTTTGCCTAACGATTTAAGGTGGGTTTCCAGGTCTACATCACCCAAAAGGGATGCCACTTGTTTCACCTTTTCTGCGTTTTCCTGATACTCCATAACCTGTTTTTTCAGTGCCTCGCGGTGAGCTTTATTCTTAACCGCTTTTTCCTCGCCTAGTGTTTCGCTTTCCTCCTCAAATAGATCAAGGGTGGCCTTGTCCCATTCTTTAGCGTTGGCTATTCTGGTAAGTTCGGCGATGCGTTTTTCTTGCTCTGCGAGGAGCCGGGTCTTTTCAGCGTCTTTTTGCTGGTAGGTCTTTAAAGCCTTGTCAGCAAAAGATTGCCCGTACCGTTTGGCTTTATCCTCCAAAGATTCTTCCTGTTCTTCTTTCTCTGGAGTTTCTTCCTGTTCTGGAGTTTCTTCGTCCTTTTCTTCAGGAGCTTCGGCTGTTTCCTTTTCCGTTTCAGTGTTTTTTGAAGCGTCCTGTTCGTCTGTTGAATCGCCCGGAACTTCCGTCCCTTCTTTATCCAATACAGATGCAGTTATCTCCTTCGGGTCTTCAGACATTTTTAAATCTCCTTCTTTACTTTATTATACTACCTTATTGCAACTATAAGATTTATTTATCACATAAGCCTACCACCCTTTCGGTCTATATGGTGTAAAACTATTTGGTGTAGCCTGGTTACCCCTGTAGTTGTCCCACCATGTCTCGTCTTCTATACCGGCAAGGCGTTCAAGTTCAAGACTACGTGCTGGTTCGGGCAAGTCCTGAATCCATGCGTCCTTGTTTTCCATAATATACTTTTGAATAGCAGGATCGTACTTTTCTAAGAACTTCTGCAATTCAACAGTTACGACATCAAAATCAATCGGCAAATCGGATTGTTCTAAAAGGTCGCCATAGTATTTAAAATATTCATCAAGTGCTTTATCTTCCGGCTTACGTGCGTCCAGATATTTCTGGTAAGACTTGATTTCCGATTCGCTCTTTTCCATCTCGCGCAAGGCATACAGGACTTCCATACCACCGGAATAGTAAGGACGTATTCTTGAACGTTCCTTATCGTAATCGTATTTGCTTATTTTTTCAGACTTATACGCTTGTGCCGCTTTATTCAAGGAGTTATTTCTTTGGTCTATAAGTTGCTTTTCTATAGCGTTAGTATTTTGCTCAAGGTTATCCCCGCGTTCCGTCCAGTATTTTTCATTCAAACTTACGGCTTCGACTAAATCTTCGTGCGCTTTTAGCATTTTATCCTTTTCTGCCTGAGTTAAATCATCGTAAGTCTTACCATAATCCTGCGCGGCATACCGTTCTTTGAGATTTTTAACAACATCATTCGTAGTTTCAGGATAAGTACGTCCGCCAAAAAACTCGCCAGAACCGCGAATTATTCTTTGCCCTATATCCCCGCCTTCCATTATTACATTCTCTAACCAGATTGGGATAAACTGCGTCATGACTTCCTCTTTTAAGAATGACTGCCAGTTGTCTCTTACTGGGTCACCGATATAAGTCCGTCCTGTTAAGATGTCTATGCCACTTGAAAGTATCGGCGACATATTACCGCGAGCGAATCTCACAAACGGATTGTCCATACTTAATTTGAATAGCTCTGACGGATTTTCAAACGCTTCCGCAATAGTCTTGACCAATGAACGTATTTTTGTCCCAGGGCCGATATTAGTCCCATCGAGGTTGTAAGTGAGAAACTTAGAACTACGAGGGTCTAATGATTCCTGTATCTCATCCCAGTCTTTACCTAACGCAAACCCTATGGCTATAAAGATAGCAATTATCGCCATAATCCCACGCGCTAAACCGTTACGCGCTAACCTTCCTCTTAATCCTGCCTGCCCGATACCTAATGTACCTTTAACAGCATCATATAAAAGAGCGGCGATAGCACGATTGTAACGAGGCGCAAGCATGACAGCAGTCTCTACCGAACGCCATGCGGGAGTTACTCCAAGTTTAGCCGTAGAAGTTAAGCCCCTGAACTCGTTAATGAACTGGTCTACTTCCGCTATTTGTTCCGGGGTCTTGGCAAGGTGTTCCAGACTTTCCGCCATCTCTATACCGGCAAAGTCCAGAGCAGCTTCAAAGCCTCGCTGAAAAGGGGTAAGTACATTTCCAGCTAACTTCATAACACCCTGTCTTAAAAATCCACCACGCGCTAGAGCTTCCGTGAACTCTGTTCCTGATTTACTTATTATTAATCCAGGGTGCCTGTCTATTACTGGCTTTTTATTTAACAAATACTTTGATTGAAATTCAGGTGAGAATATAGCATTAATGCTACCTGCAAAGGCTTTACCATAAATAATAGGATTCTGCCCTGCAAGGAATAATAGTTGTATCCCAAAGGTAGACATATCACCAGCTAGTTTAAAATACCTGGCAACAGCGTTAAACTTGTTAGCCGTTTCTATCGCCGAGTTTAACTTAGGTTCCAGGGCGTTACGTAATGTTTCTGCGGTCTTTTTAGCTTCTTCTCCTGTAAAAATCTTCCCCTGAAAAGATGGATGGAAAATAGAACTCTCATCATATTTTGTCCGAAGCGCGGCCTCTCTGGCTCTGGCACGAGCCGATACCGCTTTCAATGTTTCACGCTGTTCTACATCTAGAATTGTTTTTGCAAATTCTCGCAGCGTTTTTATATCGGCTTTTTTACCAGCTTGCACGTTAGAGATAAGCTCACGTAACAATCTTGCTGGTTCAGGGTAAAATAACTCAACTGATTTCAAGGTACTTTCTGGAACACGCTCTCCTCTGTATGCTCTATTTACAGCAGCAACCAACTGTTGTGCTTTACGGTATCGTAATCTTGCGGCTTCGGCAGCTATAACCAGTTCATCCGGTGCGCCTGTAGAACGCCAAGGTATTTTATTCAGCGTCCACTCCACAAAACGCTTATCCGCTACTTTGTTATAAGCAGCTTGAACGTTTAAGGCTAACGCTTCATCATCGGGCAAATATCTGTAGCCAGCTTTAGCGGCTTCATCAACTGTCTTAAAAGTACGTACCTTTTCAAAACTTGCCTTTGCTCCAACCCTTGAGGGCCCGGCACCAATAAAGGCGGTATCAAGAAGTTCACCATCAGCAGTCATCTTCGCATATACTCTGCGTCCTGCGTACTGCCCGCCTTCTTCAAATGATAGTTCGCGTACTTCTATATCGTTCTCTTTAAGATATTTGAGCTTTGCACGTTCGATGTCATCAGCGGCCTTAACCCATGCTTTTTGTTCTTTAGTAAGATCATACTTTCCAGGATATTGCCGGATATCGTTAATAGCTTTACCATTGAGTTTACCTGATGCGATTAATCCGTTCTTACCCAATTTACCAAATATCTTTTCTTGACTGCCTAACCTGTTAAGGTAAGCGATAACAGGCTGTGCCTTAGCCTTTGCCTCATCTCTCAATACAGCACGTATAACTACACCCTTTTCAGCAGGCGTAGAAGCAACCGCTGAAGGATTAAGTGTTTTAAGAGCCTGTTTAATAATTGGAAGATTAGCAACGCTACGTGATATATCAGGTTTGAAAGTATATCCGGCTACTGTATCCGCGCTTTGCAGGTCTCCAAACTCAATACCTTTACCTGATGGCGCAGGCACATTGCTTACTGGCGGTTGTGCCGGAGGTACAGGCGGTTGAGTCATGGGCGGTAATGACGGTGGCACATTGGCAGGAGGCATAGCCACACCGCTTAATTCAGGTGTTACACTTGTTGGAGGCTGGACTACAGGCGTTTCTCCCGCTATCGGTTGCTGTGCTACGGGCGTTGATTGTGGGGTTGCTGGCGAGGCTGTTTTTTGATAAGACTCAAGAGTATGTTGGATGATGGGTTGAGTTGATGGTTGCGTTACTTTTTCTATCGTTAACTCTGATTCGGGAATAGCCGCTTTACTTCCTTCGATACTATAATACTTTACACCATTCATTTCACCAGCAATACCTGTGATAGTAACTGGTCTGTCAGCATCTTTCGCTCTCCAAATAGCTTTTATACCAGTAGTTTCGCCTGACAACTTGCCAACCAGTCCAGCCCCAGCCCCGCTGATTACCTGCCCTGCTTGCTGTGCTTGTTTAGCTAACTGTGGTTTGATAGGTTCATTTGCCCCAGACATCGGCACAAGCGACCCGCTACCGCGCTGACCGGCTAACATGGTCTTCAGTTCTCCGGTTACTGCCTTGCGCATCTGTTGGGGTGTGAGGTTGCGCTCCATAACGTCAACAGACAAATCGAGGTTTAAACTTTTGGTGTTAATCCCTTTATTCGTAGCCCACCGTTTCAAGGCGTTCTTGGCTATCTGGCGGTTAAATATAGCCCCACCTGTTTGTATGGCTTTAGCACCACCGTAAGCCAGTATGCCGATGTTGATGATATCACCAGGGGATAGGTCTACACCAGCGATATTGATACTGGGAATATTAAGTAAGCCGGTTAGCGGATTGCCACCGCCAGTTCCCATCACAATGCTTTCGTACTCTGATAGCGGTCTGGTCTTGGGAGCTATCTTTAAAATGGAGTCCGGGTATGGTTGCCCTGTCTCACCATGATACTTATTGATGTCTATTACTTCGTTTCCCTTTACGATACCGGCTTCCCTAAGACTATCCTCACTGTCATAACCCCACTTGGAAAACTCCTCATAGGTTATACCCTTTAGGAGGTTATTGCGTCTAGCGGTAGTCTGTCCCTTTTGGACTATCGGGGCATACTCGTCTTCGATCGACGGTCTATTCGGGTTAGTCACAAACGGGTGTTCCGCGATATTGGAACTGGGGAGCAGACTTACAGGTTGCCCAGAATACATCCCTGATTGGATGGTCCCGGTATCGCTTACCGGACTGATTTCCCCACCGGCAGGGGAATATCCCTTCAGGCTATTGAGGTCTACGGGTTTACCTTTAGCCTTTGTTGGTGTAACACGGCTAACCCCGTATTCCTCTAGAAAATTACGTATCTTGTACTTCGGTGTTGTCATGCGACCTTCCTAGTTATGATTACATGTGAAAGATACCTGTGTATCAGGAGGTAAGTTGGTGACGGTTGAGGAAGAAACACTACCATTCAATAAGGTAGACAAAGTAGGATAAGTACGACCATACCAAATGGTATTGGGATAGTAGATATACTCTGTTTCTCTCCACTCCTTGCCGCAATCTTCACAGTAAGGCTTAAAGCACTTGGTACAAAATTTAACGTGTTCATGTTTGCAGGTGTATTGGTCGCATTGATGTCTGTGTTCCATAATACTCCTTTAATATCTCGTTAAGAACCTCGTTCTTGGCGCCACGTTTGGATTATAAAAGCCTTTCTGATAATTCGTTAACCCTTGGTAGCGGTTTCTCATGTCCAAACCTTTTAAGAACGTGCTGAAGTCCGTTTGTTTCTCCACACCGGCTTTTACCTCATCAGCAAGTTTCCCCTGGTACTCATTGTATAAATCGTAATAGCTGCCCTTGTAATAGTTTTGCAGGTCGGGGGTAAGTGTAGTCAGAAAAGAGGAGTACGCCGCTTGCGGGTTCTCTCCAAGATAACCAGTGACGGTAGCTTCTTTTTTCTCTTCCTCCTCTTTCTTTGCCACGGCTGTCTGGTTTGCATTATAGACAAGCCATTGTTGCGCACGTTCTTGATCCAGTAACGCCTGTCTGCGTCTGGCTTCCTCTTCGGCGGCAGCTTTAGCGGCCGCTTCCTGTTGCGCTCTATATTGCACCCAGTATTTTTCGTAATCCATTGTCATAATAGATACTCCTATACTTGCGTCTTTACCCATGCCAGGAATGGACGTGAGTCTTTTGACGCTACCCACTTCTGGTACAATTCACTGAAACGGTTTTGCAGGTATCTCTTAAATTCAGTGGCTATATCCGTCCTGCCGTTAACCCATGACAGGTATTCCTGTAGCTCGTTGCCAGTAGGTTTCGCCGGTTGCGTTTCCCCTCTCTTATAACCTCTGAACTCCGGTATCTTGGAGATGCGCTTTTCCTCCCGCCCGGTTAGTTCTTGTAACGCCCTGTTAAGTATCTGGTTGGTATTCTCTCCCATCACATCAGCTAACTGAGCATAGATGTCTAACTGGTCAGGTGGTGTACCGGCTGATAGTTGCTTATAGTAATTGTTCTCTTGATTGATAAGTTCATTGACTTCATTCTCATAAGCTGTCTGTAGTTCTTGCTGGGCTTCAGCATTACCCATAGCCTGTTGAATCAGCTTTTCATACTTATCTTCTACGCCATACTTGAGATTAGAATAGTAATCAGTTATCTTGGCCCCGTATATCGCGGTTGGTGAGTACACGGCTCCCATGATATCATTCGGGTTGTCCGGTAGCTGTACGTCCCTGCTGTACTGCGGGTAGTATTCCCCTTTTGTATCAGTCTTGGGGTCGATATACCTGCCGGAGTCCAAAGCCCATTTGTATTGTTCTAGGTCGTAAGTCCTGAATAGCGGGTTGCCTTGCTCGTCCGTGACGATGATAGACCCTTCCGGTACTCTACCCCCAGAATGAGGCCCGTAGGTCTCTCCCTTGCTCTGTGCATCCCCATATTCCTGCACTGTCCTAAAGCCCATCTCGTACATAATAGAACCAGGCTTATACTGATCTGTTGCTTGCGGTTTGAAAGTATCCTTCCAGTCGTTTATCTCGACCTCGTAAGGTGCGCGTCCGTTCTTTTGCACGAAGTCAAGTACGAAATCAGCTATCTCGTCTTGTTTCGGCGGCTTGCGGTCTGAATAGTAGTTCACCGGCTCTGTAATAATTTCCGGTTCAAGAAAAGACGTATCGTATTTTGGTTGTTCTCTTGGATTCTCCGGTATACCAAAGGTGTTAATGGGTAGACCTGGCGTTTGCGGTCTTGGGTTCCCAGGTAGGCCAAATAGGTTGATGGGTAAAGTCATTTAAACACCTCCCGCAGGTGGGCGTACATTAGAGGCGGCAAGGTTAGCTGACGGCCTGGATGCCGCTAGTGTAGAAGTATTCGACGGTGGCGCTCCGCCCGTCTCTTCCGCCGGTTGAGGTTCGTATTGCTGTAAGAACAATCCAAGTTTCTTTATCGCCACATTGAGCTTGAACTCGTTTTCCTTACTGGGTTTCTTGGCGTAGTCTTTTATCATGTCGAGTATCCCGCTGATAAGAGGAGTCTCCATCGATTGCTCGTATGTCTCTCTGTCAATTAGCTCAAGTGTCCTGTCCGGGTCGTTTGATAACTGGTGAATCTCCAACGCCTCACGTTTGCTTATCAGTTTTTCTTTTACTTCCTGTATCGCCATGCCAGAATGAGTAGCGCGGTCTCTAAGCTCGTCTATTACCAGGTCACATTTAAATTTCTGGTCTTCAAGGATGTCTGCTGGCTTTCCGCTGACATTAAACGGGTTACGCTTTGAATCATACCCCTTAAACTTCGCAGACTCAAAATTACCTGCCTTGAATTGTTTGCATATCTCGTGAGCCATCCAGACGAAATCACCTTTTAACCCATCATGGAACGGTAAGATATGTTGGTTGGTATTACGGTTAAGCAGGTCTACACCAAGAGCTGTCATACTGGCATCACCCTCACCAAACGCTATAGGATTCAACCCGCCCTGATCCGCCATAGTCAGCAGGTCCGACAACGACTCATTGATACGAGCGCCTGGGCTTATCGGCAATCCAGGGGCTAGTTCCTGTCCCTTCGCTCTATCTAAGAATATTATACTGTTTTTCACAAACGGGTCTTTATCAAAATTGGGTGGTTTATCCCCCCCTTTGCTATCGTAGTAAATAACCTGCGGCATCTTGGCTTCCATACCGGCGCGGGTCAGGCGGTAGGATAATGCGCGGTTGATTGGCTCTATGATATTCCGGTTGTTTCCAATCCAGCTTTCACCAACGTATTTGATATAATCATCGCCTGTATTGTCATAAATCATCGGGATTGTCCCACCCGCTTTAATACGTATCGGAAGCCTGTCTAAAGCCATCTCACCCACTAATACCGTCTCCGGCTCTTTGACATATTCGCCCCCGCAGATGATAGCGTTCTTCACGATACGGTTAAGATCGTACTTCTTGTCTACCTTTTCAGGCTTCCCCAAGTCCCATATATCATGTACAGCTACCATCCCGTCTAGACCAACCTGACCGTTAAATCCCTCAAATTCCTCCTCCGCCGATTCTTTACTGATATAACGCTGGTAGTCTACTTTTAGCGTACCATTCCTGCCAGGTATCCAGATAGCATTGCGCGTGTCCCATACCGCCAGATCAAGAAACGGCTCTCCTTCATCATCAGTGTCTATTATCAGCCGGTAACTACCCCAACCTCTCACCACCCTGTAAAACGCCATCAAGGTTTGTAACGCCGGTTGATCTTGGATCCCGTCATTAACCAGTTCATAAGAGTAGAGAAAACCATTAACGATAGATTCCATGATAGACAGTTTTTCTTTTTCCGAGGTCGAGGCTTTACTAGGCACATCTATAAATAACTTTAGCTCTGCCGTGCCGAGTATGTTTATCATCTTCCACGCTTCCGCCTTTGGCCTGTTCCATGTTACACTTTCCCATTTACCCTCGGATGTAGGCATCTCAAATTGATCGCCACGGGCTACTTTGAAGTCAGCATCCATGCGGTCTTTGAGAGGTTGGAGGCGTTTCTCCGCATCCTTAAACTTTTGTAATTCTTCAGTTACAGAACTATCTATCATTTTCTACCGTCCTTCATGATGACGCAACACCATATTATCACCCAGCCCGTCATGGTCAAAATCCCAGCAGTTAGCTCCCCAGGTTACAGACAGGCTTGTATACACCCTGCGAGCTTCACGGTGGCACTTAGGGCAATCAGCTTTATGCTTATCGAACATCGACTGTTTAACCTGAAAATCACCATGCCTGCTGCAACGATATAAGTAAATCATTCCTACCATCCCTTTGGAACATAAGAGGTTATATTCGAACCGCCCTTATCACGTGACACATACCCAAATTTATCTATAAGTCCGTATATGACTGCTTTGATAGCATGGTTGTTTTTATCTTCAGGCTCACTTCCGATAACGATTGTTCCTGTCCTATCTTTTTTCCACATGTACGGCGCAGTCTGCCCGGTATGAGGATTAGGACAAACACCAAACTCTGAAAGTAAACCATAACAATGTGAGTCAACAAAGAACCTCGGCGCATGATCTATAGGATTAACATTCAGGAAAGTATTCAGTCTATCGCGCCCTTGGTCTATCTCGACTTTATTTGTAGCAAGCCTAAGTTTAGCTTTTTTCACCCATACTTCCGCCACCGCTGGCATAGCTTGATGTTGTAACGCTGCGATATCTACCGCGCCACCTTTAACCAACGGCCACCATGACTTTTGTAAACAAAGGTCTATGATTTGCTCTGTTACTAAACCTTGCTCGTAAATCTCATCTACCACATACACCGCATCTTCAAATACCTGTATCACTTCTACCGCGTAAGCACCAGCATAACCAGGGTCGATCCAGAGATATACCGGCGCGTCTTGCACAGCCAACTCTCTAACATGGGTAAGGTAACGGAAAAGGGGGAATACCAAACCTTTAGGAGGACAAGGAACACCACCGAAACGCTCAAGGAAATAGTCTTCAGGGTGATTTGCTTTTAAACGTTGGATTTCAGGGTCATCAATACCACCTGGGAATTTTTGCAGGTTGCTCCATGTAGGAATAGAAAAAGATTTACCTTGCTGCCCAGGTAACTGGTACTGTTTCCAAAGCTCTGGATACCAGCCAATAGAACCCTCAAACGTCCCTGTACCTACTACCCAACCGCGTTTTTCAGCCGTCCTGTCACACAGGCGCTTGTATTCCTGTAATGCTATTTGAGCAACCTCACAGATAATAATACCGTCCGGGGCCTCACTACCAACCTTTAGCCAGTCCTTGAGTGACCATGTTTTTATCACCGTGCCGGTTTTGAGCGTCATGATCCATTGGCCGTTTTGTGGCATGTGGATATCATCAGGTCGGACGGCCTCTAGTTTCAACATAGCCTGGGCGATATACTCAAACTCCGCGTGACATCGGTCGTAATCTTTACCAACCACCCAGTATAACGTACCTTCCCAAAAACGGGTATTGTAATATTGTGCAGCAACAAATGATTTCCCCCCACGCTCACCGCCACCGCCTAGAATTTCACGCATATCGCAGTATACAAGGTCTAATTGTTCGGGAGATAAAACGATTCCCAACGTTGCAAGCGTTAGATCTATGTCATGTTTAAGATCAATCCTACTGCGTGTTACATGCCGGTGTGTCGCTGTTACCATCAAACCCCTTCAGCTTTGAGAGCAAACCAATATAAACGGGATTTTCTTTATCACCGGATACCTCATTTTTATCACGCTGTTCGAGGTATTGCTTGCCTAGCCATATCTGCATTGTGGTATCCGGGGCTATGGGTGTGATTTTCCACATAGCCCTCCCTTTTTCATCAAAACAAATCTGACCTTCTTCGTCTTTTATTAGTTCACCCTCGCGCCCTTGTGCTTTTTCCCATTGAAGGCGACGGAGAGACTTTTTACCATTTTCGTAAGCGTTTTTATAGACAAGCATAAACTCTTGATTATGAGTCAGATAAGATTCAGAACATTCAAGAGATGAGGCAATTTCTTTAACAGTGCAATTGATAGATGCAAGACGTTTTACAAGATCATAGTCAATCTTAAGAGGAGGCCGTCCTCCTGGGTGTTTTTGTGTTTTCCGGGTTGTCATAAATAATCAACCTCTTAAATGTTTGATCCACTCGATAAAGGGATAGAAGACGAAAACAGTGAGTAAAAAGGCAGCCAGGGTAATGACAAGGAACTTTATAGAGACGATACCTAAAATAAGGAAATCCATCTTGTACCCCCTAGATATAAGGTTAGGTAACTATCCCTTCATCTACAGTAAATTAGGTTCAAAAAATAGCGGGAATATAGTCCCTTTACACGGTATAGGCTTCTCGTATTCCTTAGAATCTTTAAGAACATATTGATATTGGTCATTCATAGCCCAACGTGAGCCATGACCACGCACACAGTCAGTTATGGTTACTTCGCCGAGAATAGCACCTTGCACAAATTCCTCTGGTTGCGGGAGTTGACAGCCTAATCTGTTCTCGTTTTGAGCTATCCAATCATAGTGTTCTCGATTGAAAGTCTTAGAAGCATGAATCTGGACACGCCCACGATACTTTGTTGAGCGTGAACGATTCTCTACATCTTTGCCGTGAAAGATAGCCCATGCCATAGGTTGAGATAAACTTATTGCCTTCACTCTAGCCTCCTACTGTATGTCAAAGGATACTTACCTAAGGTTATCTTATACTAATTATAACCCATAAAGTCAATAGAGATAAAATAAGGGGGTTAACGATGGAGTTTCTTTTTGAAATGTTGTTTGGGTGGGACGTAGCCGGATGGGGGTGGTATGGTTTTAACTGAACCGTTTCTACTTTTAAAAACACCATCTTCAATAGAATTTGTTTGATCTCGTGAAATTCCTGAAATAGTGCGTATACCCATAAATTTGTTGTCCCCGTTCTTATCGTTTACGTATTTGTTTGGGGGTTGGAGGTTTAAGGAACTACCTTTATTTTAGCATATTGCGTTGAGTGTGTGTCAAGATGACAGAAATGTCACGTTATAGCTAAACACGTATACTAGGACATTATTGTCATGTTATAGGTAAATAGATACAACATGACATCTTTGTCACGTTATTAAATCTTTAGGAATAAAGGAGTAACATGGAAAGAAAAGGAAATCGTCTGTGGTAATTATCCCTTCATCATGCAGTCTCATGGATGAGAAATCCGGCAAAATGAACGGTCGCATCGAGGTTGAAGCTATTTTACTGGTTGAGAGGGGATACTTACCTTAAAAATAGCACGCTATATAGCACGCTATAAACTCTGTCCTTTATAAGGTAAACCGTATTTGACATCTTTGCCTTGACCTATTCTAAGTATCTTACCATTGTTAGCCATCCGCGCCAATTCAGCGTAGAATGTAGCCGGTGAAACATCTTCCATTATTTCCTTTAGTTCACTAGGGCTTTTAGCGCCCTTCTTTAAAGCCTCGTATATCCTGCTACTCAATGACAAGTGACGCATGAAATCTTCCACTGTCTTGATATCTTCAACATTAACAAAGATATGCTCATCATCATAATTAAGGTTAAATGCTATCGGGTCCAGCTTGCCCCTAAAGTTAGCCTTGTTATCCCATAGCCCCACATGCAGGGTATCACCATTCCGGGAAGCTCTTAACTCCCATATAGATCGGGCGTATGCTTCAAAAAAAGTTGACCCATACATTGATTTTCTCCCACCGTCTTGGAACTTGGATGTATGCGCCAAGATGATAGACGTACACCGCAACTGATCTAAAGCCCCGTAGAATCTGGTTGGTGATTCAGCCTTATCAATATCTCCGCCTGCGGCTTTTGCTATGCTGTCTATAATAATGCAATCAGCTTTTATCTTGTCCATGTGGATTGCGATTTGTTCGACATCATCAGCTAGTGGAATACGACAACGCCGGTAAGGTAGTGAGAGTTCTCCAATATTTGCCCCGCGTACAATCCTCGTAAAGTTCCATTGTGTAGTGTCTTTATCTGCCTCATAATCTAACCATAGAGGATGAAAAGGTTTATCGGGGACTTTCAAATTGAGCGGATTCCCTAACCAGGGTAACATCATGGCAACGCAAAGAATCATAGCGACTTGCGTCTTACCACTTTCAGGGGGGCCGAAAAGAACGTTAGGTTGATTGGCAAGAATAAAGGGGTAGACTAGATAATCCGGTGGTTTTAAATCCTCATGTGTCCAGAGATCAATCACAGGTTCGCCCTCTCTGGTCTTTTCTTGAACGTGATAGCAAAGCTGGTCTATGATACTCTGCCAGTCGTGTTTCTCAAAGCGCTCATTCAGTGCTTTTACCAGAGAGTTACGTGTCCTGTCCGCGGAAAAGTTTATCTGCGTTTGAGGGTATAGTGTTGACTTTTCATTCTTAATAAGTATCTCACCTGTAACCTTACCATCCGCTTGATGTACGTGCAAACGGTTAACCTTGATACTTATACCGTCAGACCAAATAAATTCATACCCGCCGATAATCGTATTGATGGTGGGTTTGCTCATAACTATTCAGCTTTCTATAATTCTATACCCTTACTGGTATGCTTAACTGTTTGCTTTTTAAAGGTTGACTTTTCCTTGAGCTGCCGGACTTCCATCTCTAACTTGCCGATCCTCTGGATGTTGCTCTCTGTAATGTCGCTATACTCGTAAACTACTACGTGATTGACCTCGGCAGGCTCCGGCGGTTCCGGGTTATCCATCCGCAGGTATTCCATTGTTTCCCGCTTGGAGATAGCCCGCCGGTGTAGTTCATGTCTCCAGTATCGCTTTAGCTGCTTGCCGTTGACAACCTTACCGTTAGAGATAAAGACAACCGGCTGCCCAGGAATACTGATAGTTTCTTGAGGCATACGGAACTCCCTTATTCAGTTTTTCTTGCGCCCGTTGATAGCGTAAGCGATTGTAGACTTGCTGACCTTGAAACGTTTAGCCAAGTCCCTTACCGTTTCTATAGGGTGGCTCTCCGCATAGAGTTTGATCTTCAAGTCCCTTATCTGTTTGTCCTGGCGTTTCTTACTTAAAGGTTTGTTCATGCCTATACTCTAGCAAATAAATAATGTCCTGTCAAGCCCCCGTCCACAGTGTACCTTCCTATTTATATATAGGAGACGGAAAATATATTGGCAAACTGTCCACAAACCACTTGACAGTAGGGTTGACTTGTGCTACCATAGCTAAAGAAGTGTAACACATGGGAGGGAATAGATGGAATATAAAGTAATATCACCAAAGGAATTAAAGGAAACCATCCGGCTACATGGCATGTGGCTACGGGGGGAGGTGGGGGGTTCACGGGCTGACCTCTCAGAGGCTGACCTCTCACTGGCTAACCTCTCACGGGCTAACCTCTCATGGGCTGACCTCTCAGAGGCTAACCTCTCATGGGCTGACCTCTCAGAGGCTGACCTCTCACGGGCTAACCTCTCACGGGCTAACCTCTCATGGGCTGACCTCTCAGAGGCTAACCTCTCATGGGCTGACCTCTCAGAGGCTGACCTCTCACTGGCTAACCTCTCACTGGCTAACCTCTCACTGGCTAACCTCTCAGAGGCTAACCTCGCCGCCCCAACGATGTTTCTTCTGGCTAGCTGGCGAAAGGTGTCAGATGCGCTTACTACTGAACTCATGCGCTTCGATGCTGATAACCACCCCAACCCAAAAGCGTTTACGGCATGGGCTAAAGGTGGCGATTGCCCTTACACTGGTGTTAAGTGGCAACGCTGCGCTAACTTCGAAGAAAAGAAGGTACTCTGGAAGCCCGGTAAATGCAAGATGTCCGCTCTCCAACTGGTAGAGGCTTTATTCAAGGAAAAGGAAATAAAAAGATAAGGTGGAGTTAATCTAAGTGGGTAGCCAAGTAGCGAGGGGTGAGCCGGTATACACCCGGCTTTAAATGGTGCAAGAGGCCATTATACAGGTCTTTTCAAGGCCAGCCCCTACCAACTACTTTAAAGGACGGGAGAACTAAATGACAGTTAACGCAGAACTGGACAAACTCATGGACACGATCCAGCGTGGTATTAACCTCACGGAAAAGATAACACGGAATACCACCGAGCGTATCAAGGACGCACGACAATTACAGGCGCAGGCTATTATCAATGGTTGTGAACTTTGCCAAGACCATATAAAACATCTTCACATAACAGAAAGAAAGGAAAGGAAGTAAAGATGGAATACAAACTTATTTTTCAAGATAACAAGTACGGTGATTTGAGTCTCTCAAACAAGGATGAGGAAAATCATGCTAGGATAACCGTCATGAAACCTGAAGTGTACTATTTCCCTTACTTAATTACAAAGGTGACTGGTAAAAACATACTTCAAGAAGAATTGCCTACCAAGTACGAATTTCTAAAAGTAGATTCCGATGCCAAAGCAATCCGGGTAGCGATCAAGTGGCTGGACGCTTACAAGTTCAAAAAGATAAGCGAGTAGTACCTTTATGGGAAACAAAGAAGCATTATATCGCAAACTGGTAAACGGGTTACGGAACTTTGACTATGGCGAAACGTTGACCATATATAATGCCAAAGGGAGGAAGATAAAAGTAGACAAGAATCCAAAAACGTTTGACCAACTAAAGGACTTAAAGAAACAATTATTCCAGGCAAATGTAAACAAAAACAGAAACGCAGTACCTAACAGAAAGAGAGTATAGAGATGGTAGAAAAGAAAAACATGGCTGGTGTCCATCCGGTAGAACTAAGTGTAAAGTATTGAAAAGGAGTGAAAGAAAATGTGTGATTTTATCAGTTGGATTGAAAAGGGGAATAAGGTTTACTTCCTTACCGGAAAACAGGTATATGACAGCCCAACAGGAGAAGCCCTGAAAAAGTGGTCTACCAACTTGGAAGACGATAAAACAGGGCATGGGGCTATCAGGTTCTATTATGAGTTAGAGGGTGGTAGTGAAAAAGAATGTAAAGATTTTTCCGTCCCTAAAAATTTCCCTGATGTTATAGTTCAGGCCATCAAGAACGGCGAAATGCGGGGCATGGGTACGGCGAGGGGGCTACTTGTATCCGCCCTGGACGAAGACTATCTGGCAAAGTGCAAACCCCTGTACGAAGACTATCAGGCAAAGCGCAACGCCCTGGACGAAGACTATCAGGCAAAGCGCAAACCCCTGTACGAAGACTATCAGGCAAAGTGCAAACCCCTGTACGAAGACTAT